CTAAGCAACCCCATTTTGCTCCTCAAATAATGGAATATTGCCCTTGGGTTTCTTCCAAATCTTTTTCGGGTTTAGCAGCCACTTTTCGTATTCACTGATGTTCAGATCAACGCAGCCATCTCTTGAAGGGCTGAAAGGGAAACAGGGGGCATAGAGTCTTCGAAAGTATAACTTGCGCGTTGGCAGTCCCCCTTTGCTCTTACCACTACCTCCTGGTATAAGAACACTGTGTTTGAAAAGTTCATCCTGCATTCTTCTTGCCTCTTCGGACAACTCCTCAGTTCCTTCAATTTCAATCCTTAGCCGTTCATCAGGGTCGTTCTTATTGTGGGAATTCAGAAGGTATTGCTTTAAAAGGTTTCCCAGACCCTCTGCAAACTCATAAAGTTTGGGGCCATACACCGCTGTCGACCGAAGCATGGCTAGTTGGCGAAAGGCGAACTGTTTTGTAGTCTCATCTTGGCTCTTAGCCGGAATACTAGCATTACTTCCCCATCTTCCGGCAACAAGGGAATGGAGAAGCTCAATGATGTAGCTCACATCACCCGAACAGAGACGACAAAGAAGACGAAAACCGTAAAAGCGGGCATCCCCGGGCCGACTCTGCTTACATATATAAGTACCAAAGTTCCCATCGTGCGCATGTTCATCGAGCATCGCTCTAAGCTCCCCGATACTCCCCAACCCAGTCTCTTCGAATCTCACCTGCAGAATAAGCTCAAAGAACTCAAGGCACCTTCTTTCTTCTGCTCTAAAGTACACTTCGCCCAAATTAACCTTTGTAAGCTCCCGTCCTTCCTTATATTTTCTGCCGAGTGTATCACTAAGGACGGGGCCATCCCCTTCACTACTGAGTTTGATTCTCACCTCACTAGACAGTCTAAAAATGACCGGGTTGTAAGCGCTAATCGCGAAAGGGGGAAGAAGAGTGGGACTATAATCATCAAGAAGAAACCACACTTCTTTCGATCGAACCCAATTGAGTGACCTGACCGCCCGAGCCAAATGGTACAATACATTGTCCGCGGACATATCGGTTGGTTTGTACGCTGACGGGTCGGGTAAGTTCGACAATTCGACAACCCGCCTCTCGACAGCTTCCAGCAAGTTGCTGTATTGAATGCCGTTACGACCATTACCGTCTAGACATAGAAGTGATGCAAAAACAGGAACAAGTTGTCCGAGTTCCTCCTGAGATATGGCCGCTAAACGTTCAAGGTGAAGCCAGGATAACGTTCTAAGTATCTCATACATGAAATGAATATTAATGAATTCACGGCAAAAATCCTCAGCGAGATTCCTATTAGAATCCTCAAGCTTCTTGTAAGGGGAACGAATAAAGGGGGTGCGAAGCTCTCCCAAGCGAACCAGGAATCCTACATACTTTGAGGAATTCAATCGGTTTTCGACTTCTTCTCGGGAGTTTTCTCCTTTTTCCGGGCGAGCCTGGCTTGATATAGAAAGATATCGCAAAAGCATCGTCTTCCCGCAACCCCTAGGACCCGTTATCAAAACCGGTTCTGATTTCTCAATTCTGTCTTTCCACCTGAGCGTATCTCGAAACAAAAGGCCTATGTCTTGGGGGGCGAGATTTATTGCATTGGTGTTCGACAGGGGTTCTGTTAGAGAGACTCGCGATTGTGTCTTCATTTCCTCGAAGGAAGGAAATTCATTTCCAGTAATGGCTTCACTCACCGTGTTACGAAGTTCCGTAACAACTTGTGCTGGATCGAGGTTTCTTCTGGAAACGTTTGGGTCTGAAAGGCGCTGCCCGAGCTGTCGCAGATTCCTCACAAACGATCGGTCTATCGGACCAAGCCTAGTGAAATTGGACTTTTCAAAACAAGCAGCTAGGCTGAGTATGTGCTTGCTAAGGTAGACGTAGTCGGAACGTACCTCATGTTCGGTTTCACCCGGCAACACTGTCACGGCCGATCCAAAATCTATCAGTTTTGCCTCGTAATGCTCTGGAAGATTTTCATCCGGAGCCACACTCCGAACGAGGATGTTGTCGTCGTGTAAGTCATGGTGCCAAAGCTGTCTCGTATGCATTCGAGCCAAACCACTACTAATCCCAGCCAGGATGTCTACTACATCAATCTTGGTTGGCCTAAAGTCTTCCTTCTCAATAATCTTGCCCAACGGTATTGCGTTCTCAACATACTCGAAAACAAGACACAGGACCTCAACTTCCTTTTCGAACAGCTTTAGGCGCGTGTTAATGGCACGAACGAATCGAGCAATGTTCCTATGAGGGGAACAAGCCACTAGAGCCTTTACTTCATGATCTGTCACCTCGGCCTTCGCCAATCGGTGCGTTGGTATGAGCTTGAGCGCGAACTCTTGGTAATCATCACGAACCTTCACGGTCCAGCCATAAAAACCTCGTCCTATAATCTCAACGGGTTCGTAATCGTCAATTCTCGCTTCCAGAAGCTGGGGTCCTATATCGATGGGGCTGCCACAATTCGGACATGAACCGTCATACATGTCGGATTTGCCGGAACAAAAACAACAACCGTACTCTTTTGTGGACATTTCTCTAACTCCCCCCGCTATTCGTCCTGCCACTAGCTTGGAAAATCTCTTTTGATATTGCTTCGAGTCTATCTAAAACGTGGCTGACGGAGAACCCCGAGACAAAGGCCAGAGCGTAGAGCAAGTATCTTCCTCTGTCGGAGATCTCCTCTGTCGGCAGCTTTGACAACACTTGAAACCCTATGAAGGTGAGGGTATAGGCGAGAGCACCCAAAACAGCACCCAACAAAGGGCGCGTCAGATAATAAAACAACCAGCCCAGACTCCAGTCAGTCGTTGAACCATTCAACCCCGAGGTTTTGGCAGCGCTTTCTGTTATCAATACCTTGTAATATTTTCGGCTTGATGCCATCGCCGCTCCTAGCATTCCGAACGCCCCGCAGAGAAAATGCGTTCTCAGCAGTTCTCTAGTGGCGAGAATCGGGACAGCATTGAGATGTATCACAACAAGTATGGTTAAAGCGAGAAAGATGTACATCACGAGCGCCACGCCCACTACATAGCAACCAATGGGGTAACTTGCTTTCATGCTCTGCGTCTCTTCCTTTCTGGTCGTCTCAGAACCGTCTGTGTATTGGGTCTCTGACACAGTTCATCGTTCCATCGTTCATTCTCTGCAGATCTCCGGCAACGGCCAGCAAGATTCGAATCTTCGCCAGTATAGAAGTCTCATGATTGGTGCAGAAACCTTGCGAGTTGACTGCCCATATGGCCTTATCTCTCCAATTCCCTTGCGAACCATATAACCTTACCATTGATCTTTGCTTGATCAGCTTGAACTTCAAAAGCCTCGTACATCTTATTATCGCTGATGATTCTTACTCGGTCCCCGATAGGCTGAATTCTCTTAATCATAATCACATCGTCCAAAGCAATAGCGTAGACACCGCCCTGGGGTTCTAAATAGTTCCTTCCGCGATCGATGAGAACAAGGTCACCGTTCAGGAGTGTCGGTTGCATGCTATCCCCAGAAACCTTTATGAGAACCATATCTTTCGCGCTGCCCTTCCGGGCGATCCATTCCTTCCGGAAGGCCACCCTCATTTCTATGGAATTCTCGGGAGCAAATCCGGTTCCGGCACTGATTCTACCGCTCACCTGGGGAACATACGTGAAACCTGGTTCTCCTGCGTGTTCAAGGTGACTCAAATCCTTTTTCCGCGATTTCTCTTCCGTTCCGGCATGCTTCGTGGCTACTTGGCCTGTAAGCAACCAATTCAGCGACAAACCTTCTTCTTCACATAATGAAACAATAAGATCGTAAGGAACAGTGGACCGTTTTCGCCAATTTGAAACAGTAGTGGGCTTAACATTAAGCAGCTTGGCAAGGGCCGTGTCATTCTTAAGGCCTTTAAACTCAATAATCTTGTCTAAAATCTCATTAATAGTGCGCATAATGACTTTCCACAGTATGTGGATTATTCTCTTGACACATTATTTCAGTTTGTGGATATAATCTAACCATGGCAACAACAGAGACCAAAAAAAAGATCCAGAAACTCATGATCGACAGGGACGTGAAGGGCGCCGCCATCGCCCGGAAGGTGGGCTGCACGCGCCAGAACGTGTACCACGTCATAACCGGTCGGCAGGTGTCGCCCCACATACGCCAGGCGATCGCCGAGTCCCTGGGCGTCCAGGTCTCGGACCTCTGGCCGGCCGAAGCATCCGAGGAGGCCGCATAGGTGACGGGCATGAGGATACTCCCCATAGAGAAAGTCCTGCAGATAGGCATTGAAAGCGGCATTTTCCCGTCATTCATACTGGGTCACGAGTTCCCAAAAGGTCCGGTCCACGATGTCATACTCGCGGAACCGGGTGCACAGGTAGATGACAAGATCGGCAGGGACGAGTAAGTGATAAAGGACCGTATCAGCATTGAAGAACGCCAGCCTGAAGGAGGAGGTTACCTTCCTCTGCCGCATGAGCCGTCTGTGGGCGTTCGCCAGCTCGACCTGGTGGTACCCCTCCCTGTTCTCGATCTCATCGATCCCGATACATATCGCGGCACGTATGAATGCCTCGAAGCCCTCGTAGGGCAGCCTGTCGAAGATCGCCACGGGCTTGTACCCCTTCGTGAGCACATATCCCCTGAGGTACGGCACAGCCGCCTTGTTCGCGTTCGCGGCGGGCGTGTTCGCAAAACCGAGCTTCTTTCCCTTGGCTCCCGCAGGCCGGCGTCTTATCTCCTCGAGATCCTTCTCAACGCTGAACACCGGCTCATACCTGAGCGCTGTGGCCGTATTTTCCATACCTTCCCTGCATTTCCTGATTTCAAAGATAGTTTGATTCTAACAAACAGAACAGGGGTTTGCAATGTCAAAAGTTAAGCGGAAAATTGACAGCCGCCAGGGGGGACTCTTCGAGTACCTGAAACCTGAAAGACCCCCCGCTCCCGGGAGCCTCAACGTCAGCGCCCGGATCCGCCAGGCCGTCTCCTCGGCCATCAAGAAGTCCGGCATGGACCGCGTCGACATCTGCTCGGCGATCTACAAGCTCACCGGAATCGAGGTGCCGAAGAGCACCCTCGACAACTGGTCGGCGGAGAGCCGGGACCTGGCGGGCGACATCATAGACAACAACGGCAACAAGAGATGGGGCATGTCCGTCGACGTCCTCGCCGCCTTCTGTCAGGTCTGCGGCGACTACGAGGTGCTCTTCATCCTCGTCGAGGCCTGCAACTACAAGGCCCTGAAGGGCAAGGACGTGGTCCGGGCCCGGGCAGGGCTTCTCAAGGAAGAGATCACCAAGAAACAACAGGAGCTCAAGGAGCTGGAGCGGGCGCTCCTCGAACACTAAAGAAGGAGGGACATGTGGCAACGACCTACAAACGCATTGAGGCGGTGAGAAAGACCGGCGAGATTCTGAAGTTCCTCGCCGGCCAGAAGGAACCGGTTCCGTGCCCGAAGATAGCCCAGGCGGTGAACCTGCCGACGGGCACGGCCATGTGCCACCTCGCGACCCTGGAGGACCTGGGGTTCGTATCGACCGTCGGCGACCGGTTCCGCCTCGGCATGGGCCTCGCCCTCTTCTGGGCGCGGGTCAAGAGCACCCTTGAGGCGGAGAAGACCCGCATAGAGCAGAACATCAAGTCCCTGGACATGGAGGAATGATATGGCGCGCAAACCGAAGGTAACAGACGAACAGGTCGAGGCCTCGAAGGAGATCTACCGGATCGCCCGGGAAGAGGCGGACATCGAGATGACGAAGCTGCGAGGGGAAATGGCAGCCAAGCTTCCCCAGTACGAGGCCATGGGTATTCTCAGGAAGATCCAGCACGACAGGGCCTACAACGACCTTATCGAAGCCCTGGTTCTCTTCAGGATTAAGGATAGCAAAGCATACAAGGACGGCGGGTTGAACTGGGAAGATTTCTGCAGCGCCGCCGGGTACGACCGCAGAAGAGCGGACGAGATAATCAGTGATGTGCGGCCGGTATTCCAGACTTTTTCGGCGGATTTCGCCGGTTTTCTAGGAATCGGTTTCAATAAAATCAGATACTTGGGCAAATCGGTTTCGGCGGAATCCGCCAGTTTTGAGGATGGCGCCCTCGTTATCGAAGGCGAGAAAATCCCCCTTACCCCCGAGCACAGGGATGAGATTGAGGCGGCGATCGACAAGCTCCAGGAGGAACTGAAGCAACAGAAGGAAGACTCCGCCGCGCAGAAGAAGGCCTTCGAGCGCGTCCAGGCCGACACCCACAAGACGGTGACGAAGCTCGAGAAGGAGCTCGCCCGTCGCAAAGGGTTCCTCGACAACAAAGAACTGAGCGACGAGGAGGCCGCCTTCGCGAGTAAGATCGCCGCGCTTAAGACGGCCTTCGACGGGTACCTCCTTACCATCGACCCCGAGAACATCGAGGAGCTTGAGCTGAAGAGGGAGCCTTCGGTGCGCATGCGGGCGGAGTACATCACGGCCCTCTCGTACATGAAGATGCAGATCCTCAAGATGTACGACATCGCCGAGGAGATGTTCGGGGACTGCATCATGATCCCCGAGAAGGCCCCGGACTTCGGCATGCCGGGACAAGAAAAAGGGTCCGAGTGAGGCAGGCGGACATGTGGCAGGAAGAACTGGCGGCTGAACTGAGTAGCGCAGGCGACGCATCGGCACGATCGAAGGTGGTCGAGGAGTACGCCCAAAGGACGGGCATGAGCTCCCAACACCTTTACCGCGTCGCTCGCCGGTTCGGGTACGCCTCCGGCCGCCGCAGCCGCGCCGACAAGGGCGTCCGCAAGTCCGGCCTCACCGATCAGCAGGTCGACCTTGTCGCCGGGCTCATCCACAAGACGGCCCGGGAGGTGAAGGGCCCTATCATGCCTGTCGAGCGCTCTCTGGAGATCGCCGTCGACTCGGGATACATCGACGCCGACCAGGTGACGCCCGCCGGCATGCGGCATATCCTGCGCACGGCCCGGCTCAACGACGCGAGCCTCAAGGTCGCCGATCCCCACGGCCGCATGCGTTCCCTCCACCCCAACCACTGCCACGTCTTCGACGTCTCCGTCTGCATCCAGTATTACTTGAAGGGCAAGAAGGGCCTGTGCATCATGGACGAGCGGGACTTCTACAAGAACAAGCTCCACAACTACGCCAAGATCAAGGCACGGCTCTTGAGATATGTCGTCGTCGACCACTTCTCGGGGATGTTCTACTTTCGGTACTTCGAGGCGGCCGGGGAGACACAGAACAACCTCTATTCCTTCCTCATCGAGGCCTGGCGGGGCCGGGACGACGAGAGGTATCCCTTCCGCGGGGTTCCCTTCCACCTCCTCATGGACAACGGAGCGGCGAACTCCGCCCGGGCCGTCGTCTCCTTCCTTAACCGCCTCGAGATCAACATCCCCCCGGGGAGACCTTACAACTCTGAGCGCCAGGGCGCCGTGGAGGTCATGCACAACATCATCGAGGAGTGGTTCGAGTCGGGTTTAAGACTCCAGCCCGCCTACGATATCGACACCCTCAACGTCTGGGCATACGATTTCTGTGTCAAGCATAACGCGGGCCGGGTGCATACCCGCCACGGGATGACCCGCACGCAGTGCTGGCTCATGATAAAGGAAAACGAGCTCCGGGAGCTCCCCGGCAGGGAGATCCTCTCGGAGCTTTACTCGTATACGGATGAGCAGTTCACCCGCCTCGTCAACAGGGATTACGCCATATCATACAAGGGGGAGAGCTACAACTTAAAGCACGTCGAGGGCATTGTGCCCGGCGTCTCGACGGTGCGGATCATCATAAAACCCTTCACCCCCGAGACGATCGGCGTCGCCTTCCGCGACGTGGTCTACGAGGTGAAACCCATAAAAACCCTGCCGGCCGAACTCGGGGCGTTCCCCGTCACCGCGGCGGTGATCGGCGAGGAGTATAAGGCACAGCCCGACAGCATCGTCCAGAAGGCGAAGAAGCGTATCGACAACATGGCTTACGGGGAAGACCCCAAGAAAGACCAGGCCCCCTTTGCAGGCCTCAAGGTCTTCGGCCACCAGGCGGACAAGATCGATCTCACGCTGATCCCCCGCAAGGGAACACCCATGGAGATCGACCGGGCCATCCTGGAGAAAAGGATATCCTTCACGGAGTTCTTAAAGCGCCTTACAGGCCGGGTGGGGGCTATATCGAAGGAGACAAACCAGGCCCTCCGGGGTGCATTCGGGGATTCCATCGAGATATCGAAGGCGGACGAGGTCATCGCCCAGATCGAGGCGGAGGGTAACTGGAACACGGACACCGGACACAACGGCGGCATGCAGTCCGCCAATCAATAATCAAGGGAGGTGAGGATGTGGGACGAAAAGCGACGGCATACGGATTAACGATAAACCCTATCATCCTGAAGCAACTGCTTGTCGATTGCGACATCAACCAGGGAGCCCTCGGAGAGGTGACAGGCCTTGCCCGGACAACCATCAACATCGTGGTCAACAGGGGATACATCCCCCTCGAGCACCCGGAGTTCAAGTCCCTGGTCGAGGAGTTCATCGGCGGCAACGTGCGCGCCCGGAAATGGCTGGCGCACCACTGCCTGAAGGTCGAGAACATCTGGGACCCCTTGGGGCGCGTGCTTAAGAACTCTCAGCCCGTCGGCAGCGTAGCGAGAATGATGGCGACGAGGCACAGGCGGGAAGTCAGCGGCGATTCGGAACATGTTCGAGTAATACGGGAGGTGGAAGTGATAACGGAAGACACAAAGAGGCATTTCAGGCTTTTCAAGAACCCCTTCATCAACGACGTCCAGGAGGAGAAGGACATCTACATGTCCTCCGAGCACCACTACATCGAGGCGGCGATGATCGACGCGGCCAAGCACGCGGGCTTCCTGGCGGTGGTGGGGGAGGTACAGAGCGGCAAATCCATCATGCGCCGCAAGGTGGTCCTCACCCTGCAGCGCGAGGGAAACGTCCGGGTCATCTTCCCCCAGATCGTCGACAAGGACCGGGTGACGGCGGGGTCCCTGTGCGACGCGATCATCCACGACATAAGCAGTGAGAAGCCGAAGGTGAAGCTCGAGGAGAAGTCCCGCCAGGTCCTGCGGCTCCTTCTCGCCCGCCACAAGCAGGGCTCCCGGCACGTCATCATCATCGAAGAGGCACACGATCTGGGCTTTAAGGTCTTGAAGCTCCTCAAGCGGTTCTACGAGTTCGAGGACGGCTACACCAAGCTCCTCGGCATCATCCTTATCGGCCAGCCGGAGCTCAAGGACAAGCTCGACGAGGGTGATCACCCGGACATGCGCGAGGTCATCCGAAGGATCCAGATCGCGGAGATCCGGGGTCTCAACGGCAACGTGAAAGACTACCTCATGCTCAAGTTCAAACGGGTCGGCGCAAAGGCGGAGGACGTCTTCACCGATGAGGCAATCGCCTCACTGTCGAGGCGGCTCACCGACAGGGACGGAAGGACGGGCAAGACGATAAGCCACGCCTACCCGGGCCTCGTCAACAACTACGCGGCGAAGGCGATGAACCTCGCCTGCCAGATGGGCTGCGAGAAGGTGACGGAAGAGGTGGTGATGGAGATATGAGGACACGGCCGAGGACGCAATTCCACAAGCAGCAGGCGAGTACCGGCGGGCATTCCGGGAACACAGGGAGCCCGACCGGAAAACCGTCCAGATACCCCAATGGCGACGTCTGGTGCCAGCATCACGGGGACCGCATCGATCACGCGGTCTGCATAACGAGAGCAGTGCGGCAGCCCGACAAATGCCGGGGCTGTCCGCTCAACCTCTAAGGAGGCAGGAATCATGGGGAAACTTTTGAGTCTCATTATCGGTGAAGAGGAGAGGCCCGTACAGGCGATTCCCCTCGAACATGCGGTTCTCTGCATGAACTGCGAGACCGTGTTCGACATGGCGGAGCGCATCTGCCCTGTCTGCTGCAGCGAGACCTTCCTCAACATAGGGGTCGCCCTGGGTGATGAGGAGACGAAGTCACGGATCCGGCGACAGGCGGTGACGGCATGAAGGCGGCGGTCGAGGTATACAGGGACATGTGCATCATCAAGATCCTCGATGACACCGGCGCCGTCACGGACCGGTTCGAGACAAATGAGATCTTCGTACAGAACTACATACACGAGAGAGGAGAGGCCGATCCGGAGGGAACCCTCCCGATCGTGCCTAAGACAGTGAACTAAGGAGGATATGTATGCCAACACTGGGAGAGATTGAAACATTGACGAAGTCCTGGGCCGACGCCCAGGACAGCCTCGTGGAGACCATCCAGGGCCTGGAGGACGCGGTAGAATCGCTTAGGCGCCAGTACCTTCCCGCACTGAAGAGGCAGGTGGCCATCGCCGCCGAAAGGAAGGCACAGCTCAGGGCCGCAATCGAGGACGCGAGGACGCTCTTCACACGCCCCAAGACCCTCGTTATCCACGGAGTGAAGGTGGGCTACGAGAAGGGGAAGGAGGAAGTCATCATCGAAGACGAGGACCTCACCGTCGTGCTCCTTGAGAAACACTTCCCGGAACAGAAGGACCTCTACATCAAGACAAAGAAGACCGTCAAGAAGCGGGCCGTCAAGGACCTCTCCGAGCTTGAACTGAAATCCATCGCGGTGACGGTCACGGATCCCGGCGACATCGTGGTCATCAAGTCCATGGACTCCCAGATCAAGAAGTACGTGGACAAGCTCCTGAAGGAGCGCGATGAGGACCTCGCGGCCGAGGAGGCGGCATGAAACGCCGCGACCCCCGGGAACTGCTGAGGACGATGAGGAGACTGTGCCCGCCCGGGGAAGATACGGGCATCACGATCATCTCCCGGGACGACACGGGATTCCTGGCGAGGATGGAGCTCAGCCCCGAGGCGGCGCGGTGCATCGAGAAGAAGCTCCGCAAGCCCCGGGCCGAATAGAAGGCCGAAACGGCGCCCATCGCGCCGTCTGTCCGTCACGCGGGCACTGAGGAGGCTGTAAGGTGACAACAATGAACGATACGACAGCGAACAAACCAGAGGACACCGGCTGCCATGTCTGCGGCAGGACCATGAAGCGCTTCGCCCAGGACCACTGGTACTGGTATTACCGCTGCGCCTGCGGGTGCGAGCGCCTCGTCCCCAAGGAAGAGAACGAGAGGGGATATCAGCCCATGTCGGGAAAGGAGACGCCCGCCGCATGAGACCCGTCGAGCCCAAGCAGATACGGCTCATCCACATCGCCAAGGGCCAGCTCCACCTGGGTGATGACACCTACAGGCTCATGCTCGAGGAGTGGTTCGGCGTGAAGACGAGCAAGGACCTCACCTACAACCAGGCCTCGACGCTCATCGACGAGATGAAGAAGCTCGGTTTCCGTCTGAAGACGAAGCGGACCCCTCCCCAAAATCCCTGCTGGCCCTGCGCTCCCCGGACGCCCGGCATGCCCCTTCCCGAGAACGTCGTCGTCCTGGCGAGCCCGGGCCAGCTCCGGATGATCGAGCACCTTACCGCCGACATCAAATGGCGCCACTGGGACGGGTACCGCCGTTGGCTTAAGAAGTACTTCAAGGTCGACCAGGTGCGGACGTCCCTCGAGGCCTCAGCGGTCATCGAGGCCCTGAAGGACATGTGGAAGCGCCAGAACGGCTGCGCGTGCAAGAGGGTGCAGAATGGCTGACAGATCCCTTTCCTGGCTCAAGGAGATCGAGATCGAGGACCTCCTCGACAAGGACGTGAAGCTCATTCATGACCACTGCGGGATGGACGTCCTCATCGCCATGCTCGTCAACTTCCCCTCGATGGGCCTATATATCAGCACCCGACCGCTTACAGAGGCGAAGAAGCGCTACATCAAGAAATACCACAACGGCACGAACACGAAGGATCTCTGCCGGCTTCTCGACGTGTCCGAGCGATTCGTGTATGATGTGCTTGAAAGCGGCAACAGCCTTCCCGGACAGGACCCCCTCTTCCAATTCCCTGAATAACATTTCTTGAACGGCTCAAAGGACTTCCCCGCGCCGGTATTCTACTCTTTCGGGAATGAAACACCTTCCTTGCATAGCGCAGGATGCCGGGCCCGTCGCACCCGGTGTCCTGCGCCCTTTCAAGAAAAACCCCCATGAACTGGTGAAGTCCCGGAGGGGAGGCGAGCCGTTGCACAACCCGGCCGCCCCTCTACCGGGCACACGTTCGGGAGGTGCCCTTTGATACCCAAGCGCCCGGCGGAGTGCTTCATGAAGCTCGACGACACGCAGCTCCTCGCCCTGTGCATCTACGGGGAGACGGGCAAGAAGTTCATAACGGGCCAGCAACTCGGTGTGGCGTCGTGCATCATGAGCCGCGTTAAAAACAGGTATGTAGGCCAAACACTGAAGGACGTAATCCTCTTTCCCGGACAGTTCCCCTGTTTCCAGGTCGGCAACCCGAACCGCCTGGGCCTCATGGCGATCGCCGGCGGATGGGACAAGGCGTTCCAGAAAAACAAACACCTGCGCGAGTGTTACCGGATCGCCGAGGGTGTTATGAACGGAGATCTCCCGGACAATGTCTCCGGGGCAACCCACTACAGAAGAAGCAAAGACCCGACTCCCTGGTCGGAGGCGAAGGAACTTGTCGCCGTCATCGGCGACTTTGAGTTCTACGCATAATCGGAGGTGTACGTGATCTTGTATGTCATCATCTTTGTGATCGGACTTTTGCCCGGGGTCTTGCTCGGGATCCTCATCGCGAAGCGGAACCCCCGTTTCGTCGAGTGGTGCAATGCGCTCTATCTGAAGCTCCGCGGCAAGGCCGCCACAACGGTGGAGGAGATCCGGGACCGCATCGGTGATGAGAAGGGCAGCGCCGAGGTATCCCCGGTGTCCGTAAATGTCCTGGTGAAGTATCTCCTCCGGTTCGGCCTTCCCCTGGCCGGTGTCATCGGGCTTATCGCCCTTCTGAAGGCGGACACGATATCGGTGGTCCTCTACAAGTGTTGTCTCATCCTCACGGGGTTCATTCTGGCCGAGGCGATATGGGTCGTCGGCTACAAGTACATCTTCGGGAAGATCGAAAAGGAGGGCATCAGTGAATATGACCGGCGCAGCATCATGCTTTTTCGCGGCATGCTGTACGCTGCTGTTATCCTGGGTCTCACCGCCGGACTGTAACGCTCTCGACCGGTGCCTCAGGTACCGCGCCCAGGTGATCCGGGAGGCCCGCTACCACATCGGCCTTAATGCCCCCTGGCACCTCTTCCTCGGGCAGATCGAGCAGGAGAGCGGATGCCGGCCGGGCGTCACCGCCTTCGACGGCGGAGCCGGCCTGGGTCAGTTCATGGCGTCGACCGCCGAGTGGATCCAGGACCGCGAGGAGGCCCTCCAGGAGATCTCCGTGAAGCCGTCACCCTATGATGCGCGGTGGTCCATCCGGGCGCTTATCCTTTACGATCGGTACCTCTACGGGGTGGTCCTGTGCGAGGGCTGGCCCTATGCATTCAGGGCATACAACGGGGGCCAGGGGATCTTGAACAGGGAGATCCGCCGCGCGGGATCCTGCGACCGGCAGGCAATAGAAGAGCAGTGCCGGCGCAAGGTCATCAGGCTCAAGAACGGCAGTCTTCTCGATCTCTGCTGGGTGAATATCGATTACCCGCGGCAGATCGAACGCAGGGGGGAGAGGTACAGATGACGACAGAGATAGCCTTGAAGATAGCCAAAATCCTCGCTCCCGTCCTCATCGGAGCCATCATCGGCGCCGCCATCGCCGGCTGGATCCAGCAGACCAGGCTCACCATGAAGGAGATGGAGCTCACAAAGGTGAAAGAGGAACTCGCGACCACACAGAGGGAGCTCACCGACTGCCAGGACGCGAACGCGATGAGCCAGGCAACGATCGGGAGCATGAAGGCGGAGTTGCAATCGACACAGACAAGCTGCACGGCAAGGCTCAAACAGAAGGAGCGCACGGCCGCCGAGATCACGCGGATCGACAACCTGAAACCGGGGGTGAAGGCAAATGAGACAAAGGGCAATGCTGGCAATAGTGGTACTGGTGATCCTATCCTCGACGGCCTTAACCGGTTGTACCTCCGGGAAGGAAAACCGGCAGATCGTGAGGACTGAGTACGTGAGGCAACAGGTCCCGGAGCCTCCGGCGCCGCCGGAATACTACCCGGTCACCTTCACGGCGAGGGACGGCTTCTACTGTCTCGATCCCGACAACGCGAAGGGGCTCCTCAAGAACCGCGAACTGGACAGGGGCTACCAGACGGAGATGAGAGGCACCTTGGAAGGCATGAAGGAGGGCGAAGGCAGATGACCCCCGAGACCGCACATACCCTGGCCGCGATCGCGACGATCATCGACAAGCTCGGCGCCCTGCCGATAGGGACGCTCCTCATCGTCATCATCTTCGGTCCGTGGATCTTTACCTTTGTGATGGAAAGAGCCCACGAGAAACGGATCACAGCGATGGAGGCCATGTACAAGAGCAACGTGAAGCTTGTCGAAGCCTACGCAAGACTGGCCGACGGGCTTAACGATGTAATCACGCTCAACACGGCGAAGTGGAGCGAGACGATCGACAAGATCAACGCGAACCAGTACTGTCCCCTGGCACGGGTGAAGAAGGTCCACATGGAGGATATGCATGGGTGAGATAGCGAGGCTCAAAACGGAGATACAGGCGAGGAAGTTCCGGGCCCTGGAACTCGCGGCGGAGATCGACCGTAAGGTGAAGGACATCAAGGAGGCCCTCTCCGGCTATCCCCTCACGAAGCCCGAGAACTTGCGGCTCGCCATGATCGCTGAGATCTCCGCCGTGCTCGAGAGGCTCCAAGCAGAATACCTCCAGGTGCAGCGCGAGATCGAGCTTGCCGAGAAGGAGCTGCAATAGATGGCGAACAGATCCTACCAGATCGAGACCCGCGAGGACGCCTACGAGACCTGGCGCTCTTGCGGACAGAACATGGAGCAGACCCTCGCCGAGCTTAAGAAAAGGGGCTACTCCATCTCGAAGCCTACCCTTTACGACTGGATGGAGAAGTACGGGTGGAAGGACCGGGCGACCCGCGCCGAGGTGTACGAGAAGAAGACGGGCGACCCGGCGATGAGCGCCGAGGCCCGGGCTCTTCTGTCCCTCGAGAAGGTCCAGGAGCGCTACGAGGCGTACTTCGAGACCCTGGGACCGGGCAAGGTCGACAACCAGGCCATGTTCGCCTACACGGGGATCGTCAAGTCCATCACGGAGATAAAGGCGAAGACCGGGGCCGTCAAGGCGGCACTCTTCCTCGACTTCATGAAGGACCTCATCGGGTGGCTCGGCAAGAACGACCCCGCAGCCCTCGAGGCCATCGAGCGGAACTTCGATGATTTCGTGAGATACGCACAGGAGACGTATGCCGCTTAGTGCCAGACAGCGCAATTTTAACAGGGAGATAGAGACCCTCCGGGCCCTCATCCAGTCGAAGGCGAAGCCCTTTGCCGACGACAAAAAGGCGCAGCGCGAGCGCATGAAGCGCGGCGAGAAGGATCTCGCCTTCTTCGGGCAGACCTACTTTCCCCACTACCTCGACACACCGCCCTCGGCTCTCCACAGGTATTTCTGCGACCGCTACCCGGCGATGATTGAGAAGGCCGTCGAGACGAGTGCCGGCGACCGGGAGGCCGACGCAGCCCCCCGGGGCAACGCGAAGTCGACGTGGACGACGCTCATCCTCCCCGTATGGTGCACCGTCTACAAGAAGAGGCACTTCATCCTGGAGGTCTCCGAGACGGCCCTGCAGTCCCAGGACTTCCTCTCTTTCATCAAGGCAGAGCTCGAGACGAACGAGAGGCTAAAGCAGGACTTTCCCGACGCCTGCGGTGAAGGGCCCGTCTGGCGGGCGGACACCATCATCACCAGGAACGGTGTCAAGGTCCGCGGTGTCGGCGCCGGCCAGAAGCTCCGCGGCATGCGCCACGGGGCGAAGCGTCCTGACCTCGTCATCGGGGATGACCTCGAGAACGATGAGTCCGTGGAGTCTCCGGACCAGCGTAAGAAGCTGGAAAAGTGGTTCTTCAAGGCCCTCATGAAGATCGGGCAGCCCGACACGGTCTACATCATTGTCGGCACCATCCTCCACTACGATTCGCTCCTGTCCAATCTCCTCAAGAAGCCGGGATGGAAGGGGCGCAAGTTCAAGGCCGTCTTGAAATGGTCACAGTCGGGGCTGTGGGACGCCTGGGAGGCCCTTTTCGCCGACATCACGATCGGCAAGGAGGAGGCGGAAGAACGGGCGGACGGTTTCTTCTGCGAGCACCGGGAGGAGATGCTCGCCGGCACCGAGGTCCTCTGGAAGGAGCGGGAGGACTACTACTACCTCATGAAGATGCGCGTCTCCGAGGGCCGGGCATACTTCGACAGCGAGAAGCAGAACGATCCCATCAGCCCCGAGGACTGTCTCTTCAGGGAGGAGGACATCGTCTACTACGACGACGACGACGTGGACCTCGCGGGGATCCCCCTCGACGGGACCCTCGATCCGTCCCTGGGCAAGAAGTCGAAACGCCATGACCCCTCGGCCATCATCGGGGGCAAGTACATAAACGGCAGGATCTACCTGACCATCGCCGACATCGAGAAGCGCGTGCCCGACAGAATCATCGAGAACGTCCTCGTCTATCATGGGCGGGAACGCTTCCGGGCCTTCGGTGTCGAGTCGATCCAGTTCCAGGAGTTCTTCGCCACGTCCCTCGCGAAGGAGGCCCATAAAAGAAACCTCACGCTCAACGTCGTGGAGCTCCATCCCCACACGGACAAGCTCCTGCGTATCCAGACCCTGCAGCCCTGGATCAAGAACGGGTGGATCGTCTTCAGGAGAAACATGCGGGCCCTCATCGATCAGCTCGTCCACTACCCCATGGGGGACCATGACGACGGACCCGACGCCCTGGAGCAGTTAAAGAGCATGATCGAGGCGGGGATCATCAAGGCGGCCTCGGTCTCAAGCGACGCGGAGAAGGACGATTACCACGCCGAGAGGCCCGGGAGGGAGCGCATGGGCAGGATGCGGGACCACTATGGGAGATCGGGGAGGAGGCAGGCTGCATGAGCATCAAGGACCGATTGATCGGGGCTTTCTTCGGAGGGATCATCGAACAGAAGGTGAACGATCGTCTCAAGGCGGCGAGCGTTCTCGATGCTCCCGGAGACGCGGGATGGAGGAAACTCACCGGCAACCCCGACAGGAATCTTCTACCCACCACCCAGGAGAGGATGATCGAGATCGCGTACTGGCTCTACGAGACAAACCCCTTCGCCCGGTGGTACGTGGACATCACTGTCGCCTTCATCCTTGGAGAGGGTCTGCCCTACGAGGCGGAGAACGAGGAGGTGAAGGCCGTCCTCGACGAGTTCTGGTACGACCCCATCAATCGCATGGACCTTTACTTCCCGAAGCATTGCCGGGAGCTCATGATCTACGGTGAGCTGTGCCTGCCCGTTTTCACAGCGGAGAACACGGGAAAGGTCCGCCTGGGGTTCATCGACCCGGCCGAGATCAGTGACGTCATCACCGATCCGGAGAACGTGAAGGTGATCATCGGCGCCGTAATCAAGGGGAGTGCCGGCACGGGCACCGATCGGAGGCTCAAGACGATCCTCCCGAAGGAAGCCGAGTACATCCTCTCCCCTGGCGCCCGTGCCCTGAGGGATAATTTTACCGACGGCGAGTGCTTCTACTACGCCATCAACAACGTGACGAACTCCCCGCGGGGCCGCAGCGAATACCTTCCCATCGCGGACTGGCTCGACGTCTACGAGCAGTTCCTCTTCGACTACGCCGACAAGTGGCCGCAGCTCAATGCCTTCGTCTGGGACCTCCTCGTCCAGGACGGGGACGACAAGGCGATAAAGGAGCAGCTCGCGAATTTCACCAAGAAGCCGGGCAGCGTCTTCGGCCACAACGGCAAGGTCAGCCTCACCGCCGTCACCCCTGACCTCAAGGCCATCGACGCGGAGACGGGGGCGCGGCTCTTCAGGAACCACATCCTCGGCCGCAAGGGCTTCCCCGAGCACTGGTACGGGGGAGGCGGTGATGTGAACCTCGCGACGGCGGGCGAGATGGGGACCCCGGCGTACAAGATGCTCTCTCTCGATCAGAAGGAGATCAAGTACATTCTGGAGGACATCTTCACCGTCGTCATCGATCGGCGCAGGCAGGCGCGCACCCTCATTGTCACCGACGAGGAGGCCCTCCAGTTCACCGTCTCGACGCCGGAACTCGTCTCCAAGGACATGACGAAGAACTCCGCGGCGATCCAGCAGGTGGCGGCGGCACTCGTCAGCGCCGAGAACCAGGGCTGGGTGGACAAGGAGACGGCCCGGAAGGTCTTCGCCTATATCATCGGCATGCTCGGCATCGACGTCGACCTCGACACCGTCGTCGAGAACATGCGGCGGCAGAGCGAGGACGAGGGGTACGAGGACTACGGGTCTTCCCCCGGGGGTGACGAATGACAGGTGCCTCGGGAGTCATCATGCAAATCTGGCCTCAGGATGCGTTTGAGGCGTTGACAAGGGCAAATACCCGCGGGTTGTCGTTGACAGGTGTTATAACTATGTCAACGGCGATTGTGGCGGGTATTCCGGGGCAGGCCCGGGGGGTATTTCCGGCATGATCACCGTTACCTCCGAAATCAGGCGCCTTCTCAAAGAAAAAGACCGGGCGATCCGCTCCGGCGAGAGGACCATGCGGGCCGTCATGGCAAACCTGCACAAGCAGGTCATGGGCGAGCTCAGCGGCGCGGCCCTCACATCCTGGGATAGCTACTACCTCAAGAAGCTCCTCGGCAACGTCGAGGACCTCATGGGCGCAACGCAGGGAAAGGCCCGGCGGGAGCTATCGGGTCTTCTCGATGACATGTGGGACCGGGGGGGCTCCCTCGTCGATTCTACCTTAAGGGTTGCCGACCTGTCCGCCGGCTTCCGTATCGGACGGGCGTCCATCGACGCCCTGAAGGAGTATTCCAGTTCCTACCTGGAGAAACTCTTCGGCGATGCCTGGTACGGTATCAAGGGCGAGATCAACCTCGGGATTCTCGGTGCGCAAACACCCCAGCAGGTGGCGGCGGCGATCGGAAAGACGCTCCAGTCAGGGAGGTTCAAGAACTACGCGAACCGCGCCGAGACGATCACGCGCACCGAGATGGGCCGCATCTACTCCGAGGCTACTCAAATCCGTATGGCGGAGGCCGCGCAGCACGTGGAAGGCCTCGAGAAGCAGTGGGTCCACGCGGGACACCCGCGGCAGCCGCGACCGTCGCACGTCGCCGCCCACGGTCAGCACGTACCGGTGGACAAACCGTTCATGGTGGGCGGCATTGCCATGATGTACCCCAGGGGTCCGGGGGTACCCGTGTCGGAGATCATCCGCTGCGGCTGCGACCACGTGCCGTACCATGCACGATGGGCCGAAGAGCCCGTCATTACACGCGGCGGCGACAGCACGGCCTTCCCAGGCATACGGAACAAGGCGATGTGCAGGTACGCCGAGGAATCGCTGGAGGCGGCCCCGGAGAAGGTCCGGCAGATCGTGAAGAGGTTCGGACCTGCCTGCAAGGTGCGGAAGAAGGCACGGCCTGGCTCATATTATGACTTCCGCAAGAAGACCATCAGTATCAGCGCCGACTCCTTGAGAGATGGGAACGGGTTTGTTTTCCGCCACGAGTTCGGCCACTTCGTGGACATGGAAGGCGGCACACAGGTGAGCGCGGCCAGGGCCCTGTCGGTGAGGGGAGGTTTCAGCGATGCCCTCCGTCTCGAGAATCAGGGAATCCGGGGCAGCCAGGAGCGTCTCGAGCGGCTCAAGGCCGACATCAATTCAGTTGGGGGGAGATGGCGTACCGATCAGGCGGTGTCCGACCTTTTCGGCGCCGTGACAAACAACCTGGTTGTGGGCAAATACGGCCACTGGGGCGCCTACTATCGCGCGCGATCCGGCTGGGGGCACCAGATGCAGGCATTCGCAAATCTCTTCGAGATATATGCGAGGAATGACAAAACGGTAATCAGATACGTGAAGCAGGAATTGCCCGATCTGTGGGCCGCGTTCGAGGGGATTATCGATGGACTTTAGAGACTACACGACAACATCGGCGGTGGGGATCTCCCACCCGTGCTTTGCGTACTCGATGGGCTTACCGGACTTGAGGGCCTTGCTCATGAGCGACTCGAGGCGGGTTGCGGTGATATCGGGGGCGCAGAAGGTATCGATCATACCGAACCTCTCCACATATTCCACAAACAGCTTGTCGTCGACCTTATTGATCTCGGCGGAAGTCATAAAAGATCATCTACACCATGTTTTTGGGTTTGTCAAGAATTGGATTACAAAGGAAATCAAATCAAAGGAGGGACGCTAATGGCGAAGGTACAGCAAAAACACCTGGAAGGCCTGATCTTCAGGACGAACGAGGAGAGGGAGGTCCCCGACGCGGACGGGATGAAGCGGAAGAAATACCACCTTGTCGAGCGGCCGCTCACCGTCGAGGACGTGATCTCCCAGCAGGACAATGGCGAGAGCTTTCGCATCGTCACCGCGGACGGCCGCAAGTACGACGTGCCGAAGACGCCGGCGAAGGGAGGGAAGGACGATGCCGAGTAAGCGCGTGCTCACGCGGCTCCTGTGCGCGGGGGACGGCGGCGGTGACGCGCTGACAGGCGCCATGAGCTTCGCCGAGATCCGCCGGGCCCTCTGTGACGCGTTCACGGCGGCCTTCCCCGGATCCCGGGGCGATATCGTCGACGTCTACGCGGACCATTGCATCATCTCCGACGGTACGGGGGTGCTCTTCGAGGTCCCCTATACGATCGACGACAGCGGCAGGGTCGCGACGGGCGACATGACGAAGGTCCGCAAGCGCGTCGACTACGTGGCGATCCAGTCGGCGTCGCACCTCACCGCGGCGGCCGACGAGACGGTATCACCCGACTACGGGTACCGTTGGCGCGTGCAGATCGTCGACGCGGGACCGGACCGGCAGAACATCGCGAACTATGGCCTCGACGTCCTTAAGGCGGCGGCGCCCGCATACGAAGGGGCGCGTGTCTTCGCCCTCTCCCAGGGACAGCACGACAACCCGGCGAACCCCTACGGCAAATCCGTGCGGGACCTGGTGGGTTGGCTCTCCGATGTCGCGCCCAACGCGACGGGGCTCGAGGGCACATTCAATATCCTGAGGTCCGCCTCGTGGCTCAGGGACATGATCACCGACGCTTGGCAAAGGGGCAAGAGGGACATCGTGGGTCTCTCCCATGACGTCATGGCGAAGACGACGGCGTCGCGCTCCGGCGGTCCGAGGCAGGTGGAGAAGATCGTCCGTGTGGACAGCGTCGACGTGGTGTACGACCCCATAGCGGGCGGCAAATTACTACGCATGGCCGCAGCCTTTACGGCAGGCCAGGAGGAGGCAGAGATGCTTGAAAAACTGTTGGCTGCCTTGAAGGCGCAGAGGCCCGACCTCTATGCGACCATCGAGGCGAAGGTGAATGACAAGACGGTGACGGAGGACGAGGTGGCCGCGCTCCTGGCGTCGGCGATCGTCCCCGCCCAGGCGGGGCCCGATGTGGCGGCCCTCGTGAGCGCCGCGGTGAAGAAGGCCATGGATGACGCGGGTACCACCGCCGGGCAGGACGCCCTGAAGGAGGCGAAGCTCCTCTCCGCCGGGCTCACACTCAAGGACGAGCTCAGGGAATCGGGGCTCCCGGAGATCTCCCAGGCGAAGCTCCGCAAACAGTTCGAGGGGCGCATCTTCGAGGTGGAGGCCCTTCGCGCCGCCATAACGGAAGAGAAGGAGTATCTCGACCGGCTGGCGGGCTCCGGTATTGTCACCGGATCGGGCCAGGTAAGGGTCGGCAACGAGGAGCCCGAGAAGATCCAGGCCGCCTTCGACAAGCTCCTCGGTGTCACCGTGGACGACAAGTTCAGGGACGTGCCCGCGCTCAACTCGATCCGCGCGGCATACACCAGGATCACCGGCGACGAGACGGTCTCGGGATCCATTAAACGGGATGCCCTGAAACTCGGAGAAGGGCTCATGGAGATGATGCGGCTGCCGGCCGCCTACGCGTCGACGTCCTTCTCCTTCCTTCTCGGCACGTCAATGTACCGCAGGCTCGTCCAGGACTACAGGGCCCTCGACTTCAACGAGGATATCCTCATCAGCTTCGTCCGCGGCGCCACGGACTTCAAGACCCTCGAATCGATCCGCGTCGGGTACTTCGGGGATCTGCCGGACATCACGCCCGAGACCGTGGACTATCCGGAGCTCGACGTGACCACCGACGAGGAGGTGACCTTCGCGATCAATCAGAAGGGCGGCATCGTCACTATCACCCGCAAGGTGATCAAGAACGACGACCTGAGGTTCATCACCCGGGTCCCGCAGCGCATCGCCCGGGCGGCGCGGCGCACCAAGGCAAAACGGTGCTGGAACAAGATCATCAACAACGCGACCTACAAGGCGGACTCCCTGGCGCTCTTCCACGCCACCCACGGGAACCTCGGGTCGACGGCTCTCACCGCCGATGCGTCCGGCATCGCTGCCCTGACGGCGCGGCTCAACGCCATGTACGGCCAGAAGGAGAAGGACTCCGACGAGATACTCGCCCTCGAGGCCCTGCACCTGTGGGTACCCCGGGCGCTCCTCGAAGTGGCGAAGGTCTTAAACAGCGCCTGGCCGGGCTCGGCAACCCCCAACCCCCATGCGGGACGCTTCGGCGTGAACCACGAGAGGATCGTGGTGAACAAGCTGACGGCGGACACGAACGACTGGGGTCTTGTGGCGGACAAGGCGGACGTCGAATTGATGGAGATCGCCTACATGGACGGCCAGCAGGAACCGGAGCTCTTCGTGGCGGACAATCCCCTCGTCGGCCAGATGTTCGTCGCCGACAAGATCCAGTACAAGGTACGGCACGAGTACGAGGTGGAGATCGACGACTACCGGGGATTCGACAAGAGCGTGATATAGACGCCTGAAGACAAAGCGGGGCCCGCGACCTTGAAAGCGGTCCGGGCCCCCTGCAGCCTGAAAGGAGGCACAGGATATGGAAACAACAAACCCCTCTCCCGCAAGCCCCGGATACATGGTGCTTCCCGTCGCGATACCGGGCCAGCGCACGGCATCCGTCACGGGCGTCGTGAAGTTTAAACTCCCCTGGCCCTGCAAGCTCATCGCCGCAGGTGCCACCGCCCGCGCGTCGGGCGGGACCACTCCCACCCTCGCGGTGGACGTCAAGCGCGGCGGCACGAGCATCCTCAGTTCGCCCATGAGCATAACGGCGGGACAGATAACGGACGGCATGGTAAGCGATCCCGCTCCGGCGGATGAATCGGAGATAACCATCGATCTTGCGGTGGGTGGCGAGACACCTACCTGGGACGATATCACGGTGCTCTTGGCACTGAAAAGACTATAAGGAGGCGCATGCGGGGAGCGTAACGGCTCCCCGCGGGAACCCATGAGCACCCTCGCGGACATACGGACAAAGGTACTCGCTGTAGTGAAGGACGATTCGGGAAAGCTCGAACTGCTCGCCGACGCCACGCGATTGAGTGACGGCGTCCTTGTGAGCCCCGATGATTACGACCGGGCGATCGCCGAGGCCATAGGCCGTTACTCCCGGCACCGGCCGGCGGAGGCGGTGGAGGATATCCCGGGAAACGGCACCCATGACGTGGATCTGCCCGGGGGATGGATCGACGAGTTCTCGACGGTCAGGAGCGTCGAATACCCCGTGGGACATGTGCCCGCCAGCCTCATCGAGAACGATGAGTACGGGATCTATCAGACACCCGCGGGAGGGGTGCTGCGCCTTGTCGTCGTGACACCGGGGGCGTCGGAGACGGTGCGGCTCACGTACACGGTCATGCGGACCCACAGCACGGTCCCCGCGGGTGACGTAGACGCGGTCTGTAACCTCGCCGCATCCCTCTGCCTGGAGTGGCTGGCGAACATCTTCACACAGACCGGGGACTCCACGATCGCAGCCGACGCCGTGAACTACCGCAGCAAGGGAGCTGAGTTCGCAAGCAGGGCGAGGCGCCTCATGCAGCTCTACAAGGAGCACATGGGGCTCAAGGATGACGACACGACCCGTCCCGCCGCCGCGATCGCCGACTCGGCGCAAAACTACCCGGGAGGCTCGGAGCGCCTCACCCATCCCGAGTGGGCCCGGCGAAGGAGATGAAGAAAATGAACGGGGTTAGGCCATGGATATGACGGCAACGGTGACAATAAAGGGAAACCTCTTCGCCGGCAAGGCGCCGAGGATTGTGGAGAGACACCTCCAGGCGGCGATGCACGAGGCCGTCGCCTTCCTGGAGCGCGCCGTCAAGGAGATCACCCCCAGGGGCGTCCTTGGCGCCGAGGGTGGACTTCTCTCGACGATCCAGGGGGAGGTCATGGGAAAGGGCGCGCCGCTTATCAAGGGCATAGTGGGCACGGGAAGCAAGTACGGCGAGGTTGTGGAGAAGGGTCGCACGCCCGGCAGGGCGATGCCGCCGAAGGGCGTCCTCGTCAGGTGGCTCGCCTGGAAGATGGGTATCGACGACACGACGGCCGCCCGGATCGAATTCGTAGTGCGCCGCAAGATTGCCCGCAAGGGATTCGAGGGGGCGCACATGTTCGAGAAGGCCTTCACCGAGAACTTCTCCCACATTCAAGGCATCTTTGAAAGAATGGGATTCTCGATCGCACGGGAGATGGATACGTGAGCGACGCAAGCTTGAGGGCACAGATCAAGACACTGATGGAGGAGGTGCCAGGCGCGGGCGTCATCCACGACTACGAGCGCTGGACCGCCGACCAGTCGGCCTTTCTCACCATGTTCAGGGACGAGGCGACGAAAAAGATCATGGGCTGGGAGATCACCCGGGATGCTGTGCCCCGCGTCGAACGCCTCGGCGCGAAATACAAGATCACCCACAGCTACCGGATAAAGGGCTACTACGGCCTGAAGGACGCCGACGAATCTGAGAAGTCCTTCGGACCCATCATCGACGCGATTATCCTGAAGTTCATCACCACGCAGATACCCGGCTCGTCGCTGCACACCCTGCCGAAGGTCGAGGCCATTGGGGCAAGGCAGTTCGGGAACGTGCTTTGCCATCATGCGGAGATATCCATCGAGGTTCCCGAGATGGTTTCTCCGACGAGCGAAGAGGCTCAGTACGACCTGCTGAGCGTCGGGCTCAACTACTACCTCAAACCCGGTGATGACATCGCCGACGCAGAGGACGTCGTAGAGTTTGGAACTGAGACATGAAAAGGAGGCTATCATGGCAGTCTTGAAAGTGACCGCAGCGCCCGGCACGCGCTGCCCCTTGGAAGGCCGGCCGCGGGAATACATCAACGACAGCGCGGCCGTGGAGGTACCCGAGACCGCATACTACCGGAGGCTCATCGCCGACGGGTCCCTCGTCAAGGCCACCCCGGGAAACAAAAAGGAGGTAAAGACCGATGGCAAGTGAGAACATATCCTTCGACAACATACCGAGCAGTATTCGCAAGCCCGGCAAGTACTTCGAGTTCAACACGAAGCTCGCCGTGCGGACACTGCCCAACAACAAGCAGCGCATGCTCATCGTCGGCCAGAGGACATCGGCCGGCACCGTCGCGGAGAAGATCCCGACCCGCATCTTCTCCGATAAGGAGGCGGAGGTCTGCTTCGGCGCGGGCTCGATGTGCCACCTCATGGCACGGGCCGCCATCACGGCCAATCCCTACCTGGACCTCACCGTCATCGCCCTTGATGACGCGAGTGCCGGACAGCCCGCGGTGGGAACCGTGACGTTCGGCGCATCCGCGTCGGGCAGCGGCGTGCTGACCCTCTACGTGGGAAAAAAGAAGGTGGAGATCGCCATCGCCACCTCGACGGCCGCGGCCGCGGTAGCCGCAGCTCTCGAGGCGGAGCTCGACAAGCACCCTGACCTGCCCGTGACGGCGAGTGTTGACGGGGCGGTCGTCACCCTGACGGCAAAGAACAAGGGCCTGTGCGGCAACGACATACATCTCAGCTACGTCCTCACGAACGTATCGACCCTGACGGTCTCCATCGCCGCCATGGCAAGCGGGGCCACCAGTCCGACCCTGGCTGATGCGCTTGTGGTGGTCTTCGGGGAGAAGTACGACATCATCGTCACGCCCTACAACAACCAGACGGACCTCACGACGCTCAAGACCCATCTCGACTCGGTGAGCGGTCCCATGGAACAGCGCCCGGGCGTCGGGGTCTACGGCATGAACGCGGCCCTGTCGACGGTAACGACGCTCACCGGCCAGGTGAACTCGGGGAGGATCCTCTGCGCCTACCACCGGTATACGGCGGCCACCCTCGTACAGAGCATGCCCTATGAGATTGCGGCCGCCTTCGGTGCCGTCATGGCCTGGGAGGAGGATCCAGCGCGGCCGCTCAACACCCTCGCGCTCACTGGCATCACGCCCGCCAACATCGCGGACCGCCTGTCACGGACAGAGCAGGAGACGCTTCTCTATAACGGTGCCTCGCCCATCGAGGTGGGCCCGGGCGAGACGGTCCAGATCGTGAGAGCCATCAGTACCTATCTCCAGGACGCCCAGGGAATTGACGATGTGTCGCTCCTCGACATCACGACGATCCGCACCCTCGACTATGTCCGCAAGGCGGTGAGGGAGAGGATCTCGCTGCGCTTTCCCCGGGAGAAGCTCTCGAGCAAGACGCCGCCCAAGGTCCGCTCCGAGATCCTCGACGTGCTCCTCAAGCTCCAGGAGCTCGAGATCGTCGAGGAGGTGGAAGCGAACAAGGACGGGCTCATCGTAGAGAGAGACCTGCAGGACGTGAACCGTTTGGACGCGCGGATCCCCGCGGATGTTGTCAACGGGCTCCACGTGTTCGCCGGCAGGATCGACCTGCTCTTGTAGGAGAAAAGGAGGACAACCATGGCAGACGAATATGTCGAATTGGTAACACTGGAGGTCAATGGCACGGAGATTACCGACTTCAACAAGGTGTCGGAGAGCGAGATCGAGATCCGTCGGCCTGTCAATCTCATGAACAAGACGGGCTTCACGAAGACCACGTCCCGCTATGGAGTCAAGGTGGAGTACGTGATCCCGAAGAGCCAGACGCCCTTCAACTTCGAGGAAGTGGAGAACGGGACACTCACGATCGACAGGGGCAACGGCAAGCGGATCACCTACAGCGGCGTCTTCACGACGAAGATCGGTGAAGCCTCCTACGGTGAGAAGGAAGCCAGTCAGACCATCGAACTCGGCGCCGACAAGAGAACGGAGACGTGACCATGATAAAGGAAAAGCGCACGCTCCCCATCGGCATCGAACACAACGGCAAGGTCCACCGCGACCTCGAGATCGAGGCGCGCCGGGTTGCCCACATGCTGGACGCGCTGGAAGAGGAGAAAGCCCGGGAGAACATCCGGTACCGGGAGATCTGCATGTACGCCTGCCAGGTCGTGAAGCTCGGGGATATCCCGAAGGAAGAGATAACGGGAGAGCTTCTCCTGTCCATGTTCCCCCAGGACTTCGAGGTGCTGACGGAGGCAGCGGATACGGCCCAGACACGGGCCGAGACGTTTCAAAGGGGCAACGGAGAAACGCAAGGAGATCAATGATGCCGAGGCGCAGGTCCTCCTCAGGCAGGCGATACTTGCCCTGCTCAAGCTCGGATTCGGCTACGCCGACGTGCGGTCCATGTATGCGAGAGACCCCGCGGCCTGGCTCCAAGCTCATGAGAGACTCATCAATCCGAAGAGCGGCCGGACGTACATCGTGAAAAGGAAACCACAGACGGCATGAGCACGAAAAACACCCTTGAACTTATCCTCTCCGGGAACTCCTCCAGACTCCTGTCGGCCCTGGGCCGCGGAGAGAAGGGTCTCAGGAAGTTCGGCCACGTAGCCAAACAGGAGTTCGACAGGATTCGCAGCGCCGCGACCTCCGTGGAGGGAAAGCTCGCCTCCCTGGGGGTGTCGATCGGCGTGGTAATGCTCGTCACAAAGTCCGCCCAGATGGACAAGGGTCTCACCCAGATCGGCCAGACGGCGGGTGCAACGAAGGGCGAGGTGGCGGGCCTCCGGAAGGAGCTCTTCCGGATGTCGTCCGAGACGGGCCAGGGCGTCGAGGACCTGCAGCAGGGATTCAACAATGCCGTCCAGGCCGGACTCAACTTCAAGGAGGCCCTTCCTGTCATCGAGGCGACCAACAAGGCGATGGCGGTCACCGGTGCGAATGCCGATCGACTGACCTCGGGCCTCACCGTCGCCGCCACGGCGTTCCAGTTCGACCTGGCAAAACCTAATCTGGCTCTCGGCCTCCTCGATAAGATGACCACGGCCGGGCGCCTCGGGAACGCAGAGCTCCAGAACCTCTCGGACATATTCGCCCGCGTCGGCGTCAACGCGTCGCGCGCCGGCATGGGGTTCGACCAGACCCTCGCCTTCATCGAAGGTCTCTCCCTCATCGAGAGGCAGCCGGAGAGGCTCGCAACGCTCGCCGACTCGACGCTGAGGCTCTTTACGAACCTCAATTACATGAAGCAGGCCCAGAGGACGACGGGGGTGAAGTTCTTTGATGCGAGCGGCGAACGACGCAACCCGCTGGAGATCCTTACCGACATCAAGAAGAAATACGATGCACTTAAGACCACTGCGCAGCGGGAGACCTTCATGGGCAAGGCCCTGAAAGGTGCCGACCTCGACACGATAAAGGGTATACAAACACTCCTTAAGGGGGACATGCTCGGGAAGATCTCGGGGGAGTTCGCCAAGAAGATATCCGGTGCTGCAGGCACCATCGAGAAGGACCTCCCCGACGCCATCAACAACGCCGTCGACCAGACGGGCAGGCTCAAGGCGAAGCTGACGGAGGCGGCGGACGCCTTCGCAAAACCCATCAAAGACACCCTCTCGAAGGGCATCCAGAAGCTCATCGACCCCAAAGAGAAGGGCGGCATGGGTTTCTCCGGCAAAGAGCTTATCGCGGGAGGGGCCACGGCAGCGCTTGCCGGATACATGACGTACCGGCTCGGCGGGGCGGCCGCCAAGAGACTCCTAGGCAGGCTCGGCGGATCCGCGGCGGGCATCGCCGAGGGCAAGGCCGTCGAGGCGGCAACAGGCGTCGCGCCTGTCTTCGTGACGAACTGGCCGCCCGGGATGGGCTCGGGTGCGATACCCATGGGACCAGGCTCACTGCCGGGAGCGGCCGGTTCCGCGGGCAGGCTTGCCGGTATCGCGAAGGGCGCCGGATACGCGGGCCTCGCCGCAGGGGGCGGCTACGCCGTCGGTACGGGGATCAACTATCTCATCAGCAAGCTCATCCAGCAGACGACGTATGGCCGCAACGACTCTCTCGGCGATTACATCTACGACCTCATCCACACCGATCTGCCGGCCCTCTTCGGCAAGGCGGAGGTGAAGAACGATATAAAGATGAACATCACCGTCGATCAGAACGGCAGGAGCACAGTGACGACGGACGACATGGGCGCGAACATTGCCGTCAACAGCATGACCCGGGGAGTGTTCTGATGGCCGATGACGAGAGGTACGAGGCGAAGATAGACGACTTCACCCTCCAGATGGAGACGATCGAGGACACGATCGAGAAGTCCCTCGCGAAGTACGAGTTCCCCTTCCGCGACGGCGCCCTTATCGAGGACATGGGCCAGAAGGCGCGGGTCATCAAGATCCGCTGCTACTGGTATGAGGAGACCTACGAAGCCCACAAGGACTTCGTGAAGCACCTCACGAAGAAAGACCCTTATGAGCTCCTCCATCCCAAGTACGGCCTCATGAAGGGCAGCATCGACTCCATCGTTATCCGCCACAGCGACCTCAAGAAGACCGCCGAGGTGGACCTCACCTTCACCGAGGGGCTGATATCTAAGGACCAGGCGGAGCCGAAGTACGTGAACAAGGGCGCCGTTGACTGGGGAGTCGAGGACGATTTTGCGACGGGACAGACGGAACTCATCGAGGAGCTCGAGACCGACGCCCGGGATCTCCTCGGGACCGAGGCCAAGGAGATCCTCTCGACGATCCTCGACCCCGCACAGGGCCTCATCGGCCAGTTCACGGGCATCTCAATGAAGGCGCGGGAGTACGTGAAGAAGGCGGAGACCTTCGTGACGGACCTCACGGGGACGCTCTCCACGATCACGAACCCTGCCGACTCGCTCCTCGCGATGATCACCTATCCGAGCACCTTGAGCGGCATCGTCGTCGGGACGATCGCACGGACGCTCGAGAGGTACGTCTCCCTCTATGATACGCTCCGCACGTCACCGACACGTTTCCTGTCCAGCCTGGCGGGGAGCTTCGCGTCCCTCGCTGACGACGAAGAGGACACGGGGTTCTCAAAGTACGTGACGATCGCCTCCGCCCAGAGGCGGGCCCTGGAGACGGCCTACATCTTCCGGGATGACGAGGACAGCCGGGACGTGGTCAAGCGCCTCGAGTCGACCCCCTCGTTCGACGCTCTGGGCAACTACGTCAAGCCCGAATCGACGGAGGAGATCCTCACCGTCGATGAGATCGAGACGATCCTTGCCGACGTGAGGACGGACATCCAGGACGCCGTCGACCTCTCCCGGAACATGACGAGCCTCAAGTCGACCGCGGCAGACCTCCTCTTTCACGTCAACGAGATCAAGCTTGAACGGGGCAAGATCATGACCGTGGAGACGCAGGACACGCTGCCCCTGCATCTTCTCTGCCTGAAATATAACCTGCCGTACAACTACGCAGACCGGGTGAACAGCATCAACCGAATCAAGAACCCCTCCTTTACCCCTGCCGGCGAGGTGAAGATCTATGTCCGATAACGTCGAGCTCCGCGTCGGCAACGCGGTCATCAGGAACTGGCTCTCCTACACGATAGAGGCGGACATCTACACCGCCGACGATGCCTTCTCCCTGGAGCTCGCGCACCCCGAGACGGAGGTCGCCGCCGGCAAGAGATGCGAGCTCTACGTCAACGGGACCCTGGAGCTCACGGGGATCGTCGACCGGGCGAGCAAGAGCTACGACAAGTCCGGGGAGAAGCTCCGCGTCGAGGGCCGGGACCTCATGGGGCTTGTCGTCGACTCCTACTGCGAGGAGTTCTTCACCCTCGAGGGCACGACGGTGAAGTCCCTAGCCGGGCGCCTCCTCAAGACGATCCCCTTTATCAACAGAGAGAAGATCGTCTACCAGGAGGACTTCGCCGGGCGCCTGAAGAAGAAGGGGAAGGCCTCGAGGGATTCTTCCCTCGATCTTATCGATGCCCCGCACAACTTCTCCCAGGTGGAACCGGGCATGACCGTCTTCGAGGTCCTGAAGCAGTACTCCGCGAGCCGGGGCATGATGTTCTTCTCCCTGCCCGACGGCACCTTCGTCTTCGGCAGGCCGAGGACAAAGGGCAAACCCCTCTTCAGCATCGTATGCACCCGGGACGGCAAGGAGAACAACGTCCTCGAGGGAGAGATGATAACAGACATCTCGAAACAGTACTCGAAGATAACCGTCATCGGCCAGCAGCAGGGGACGGACTCCTTTGAGGCGACCGCGGTCAACACGAAGGCCTCCGTGACAGACAGCTCGGTCCCCTTCTACAAACCCATGGTGGTCAAGGACAACAACGACTACCAGGGCCCGGCGCTCCATGCCAGGATGCTCATGGAGAAGGCGCGGCACGACGGGTTCCAATTGCGCTACAAGGTCCCCTTCCACAGTCAGAGCGGCCGGAACTGGACGATCAACGAGCTCTGCACGGTAAAGGACGAGGTCCTCGGCATAGAGGGAACCTATCTCATCTACGGCAGGACCCTGGAGCTGTCGAGACAGGGATCCTTCACGAGCGTGAAGCTCGGCAAACCGGGGGTGGCGAAGTGATACGGGGCATCATCAAATCCGTCGCGGAAGGAGTGATCAAGCGGTTCAGCGCCTCCGGCCGGCCCGACGAGACGATCTCGAACCGGGAGTACTTCCAGCACTATGGCTTCTCATCGGTACCCCTTGCCGGCGCGGAGGCCATCCTTATCCAGGAGGGCAACCACATCGTCATGGTTGCCTCCGATGACAGGAGGTACCGGATCGGCCTCGAGGCGGGCGAGGTGTGCCTCTACACAGACGAGGGAGATCAGATCCGCTTGAAGCGTGACAAGGAGATCTACATAAAGTCAGGGAACAAGCTCACCGCCGAGATCGAGAACGAGGTGAACGTGACGGCAAAGACGGCGACGGTGACGGCGGCCGAGCTGATCCATCTCAAATCGGCGGCGATCGTCCTGGAGTGCGAGTCCCTGAACATTTTGTCTTCGAGCGGCAGCTCGGCAGCAACATTGAAGGGCGATTTCGCGCTCGAAGGCAGCCTGACCGCCACGGGCTCGATCGTCGACACCTCAGGCAATACGAACCACCACACCCATTAGGGAGGGACATGGACTTCAAGATCTTGACAGATGACGACGCGACGGTGGGCCAGATGACCTTCGACCCTGCCGGCGACATCATGAACAACGTCTATCTGAGCCTCGTCGTCAAGCGCGGCTCCTGGTTCCAGAATCCGGAGTTCGGCAGCCGGCTGCACCTCCTTCAGCGCGCCAAGAACACCGAGAAGACGGCCGCCCTCGCCGAGGAGTACTGCCGGGAGGCCCTTCAATGGCTCCTGGACAACGGAAGGGCGACCCGCGTCGACGTTCATACCGAGCGCGATCGCTCCCAGGACCTGCACCGCCTGAAGCTCCTCGTCGAGGTGACCCAGGCGGACGGCAGGACGGTGAGTTTTGACAGATTCGTGGAGGTCGTATGAACAACTTTCAGAAGGACTTTGACGAGCTTCTCAACGAGATCCTCACCGACTACCGCAACCAGTTCCCCGAGGCCGATACCTCGCAGGGGAGCCTGATATTCATCCGGAGCGCCTGCCTCGCGTCGGCGGTCTGGGGTCTCTACCACTACCAGGAGTGGATCTCGAAGCAGATCTTCCCCGACTCCGCGGATACGGAGGCCTTGGAGCACCACGTCTGGGTGCGGGGGCTCTCCCGGACATACAACGAGACAGATTCCTCGCTCCTCGCCCGTCTCCTCGAGTACATCCGGCGGCCGCCAGCGGGAGGTAACCAATATGACTACGTCAAGTGGGCGAAGGCGATCGACAACGTCGCGGCCGCATACTGCTATCCCCTTGCCCAGGGACTCGGCACGGTGGATGTCGTCATAGTGGCGAACGAGGCGAACACGGACTCCGAGGTGCCGTCGTCCCATACGACCCTGACGGGGACAGTGACGTCGACGGGAGAGCTTAAGCTCATCGACACGGCCGCCACCTTCGTCACCTCGGAAGCACAGAAGGGCGATCGGGTGACAAACACCCCCGCCGGCACGGAGGCGAAGATCATATCCGTTGACAGCGAGACGCAGCTCACCTTGGATACTGACATCTTTACGCAGACGGGTGAGGCCTACGAGATCCCCTCGCTCATCACCGAGGTGAAGGATTACATCGACGATCAGAGGCCCGTCACGGCTTCCGTGGTCAGGGTCCTTGCTCCCGAGATCTTCAGCCAGGCGGTGACGATGACCGTCACCGGTGACAGTGCGGATAAGACGCAGATCGCGGCCGACATCGAGGCGTACATGGAGGGGCTTATCCCGGGTCAGACGCTCTACACCTCGCAGCTCACCGCGATCGCCATACAGAACGGCGCGGACAATGCCACGGTAGCGGCGCCGGCAGCAGACGTGACCTGCACGGACTATCAGATGATACGCCCGGGGGCGATCGATGTCTCATAGCGATGTGATCAAGCTTCTCTTCCCCGTCGAGCTCACGGGGGTATCGGACGATGATATCGCCCTCGAGGGCCAGGTCCTCGATGATGTTGAGACGCAGGCGAGGGAACTCCTCGGGGAGATGTTCCCGGAAAGGAGCGTCAAATGCCTCACCGACTGGGAGCGTGTCTGTGGCCTCACGCCGGCAGCCGATGCGACGCTGCAGTCCCGGAGGGACAACGTCGTGCGCAAGCTCCGGGAGCGCGGAGGGCTCTCCCGGGCGTATTTCATCGCCCTGGCGGCCGCCATGGGATACACGATCACGATCGAAGAACTGCAGCCCTTCATGGCGGGCTGGAGCAGCGCCGGGGATCCCCTCTACGAGGAGGGGGTGCGGTTTATCTGGAGGGTCAAGGTGTCGGGCCAGGCGCTGTATTATTTCCGGGCGGGCCTGTCGACAGGAGGGGAAAGGCTCCTATGGTGGCCGTCCGTGACGGCGCTCGAGGATCTCTTCAACAACCTGAAGCCTGCCCACACGTACATCATATTTGACTACAGTTAAGGAGGGATACCATGAGCAAAACCACATATGTCGACGGCAACCCTGCGGAGGGGGTTGCGGGGACTATCGTCACCGCGGAGTTCCTGAACACGCTCAACAATCATTACCACACCGGCCGCGACGTGGACGGTGAAGGGGCCCTGGCCTATGCGGCGGATGCCGGTGCAGCGGGCGCCTATGTTGTCACCCTCTCACCAGCTCTTCCCGCGTATATCACCGGCATGCCGATCACCTTCAAAGCAACATATGCCAACACCGGGGCGTCGACGATTAACGTCAACGAACTGGGTACGGTCGCGATAAAGAAGCTCGGCAGCGAGGACCTCGCCGTCGGGGACATCCTCGCCGGACAGATCGTGACGGTGATCTATGACGGGACGAACTTCCAGCTCATGGCCGCGCCAAGGGCCCTGTCACTCCGGGACGCAGCCCGAGGTCTACTCGTCGAGAACAATGCGTCGCACCCCACCTACCAGGTGGACATCTCCGCCGCCGAGATCATCCTCCAGGATGTCGCCGGAAACCCGGTGCGGATTCTCAGCCTCAGCGCGACAGCGGATATAACCGTGAGCGGGGCGGGAGGTCTCGACACAGGTTCGGAGGCCGTGTCGACATGGTATCACCTCTGGGCGATCGCCAAGGCCGACGGGACAGCGTCGGTCATCCTATCGGCATCCGCTACGGCTCCGTCGCTTCCTTCAGGATACATCTATAAGGCATATGTCGGAGCCGTCTATAACACTTCGGGAGGTGATTTCAAATGGTTCAAACAGCGTGATAGGCGTGTAATTTGCCCTTTTGAGGGTGTTCTTAGCACTGGAACTGCAACGAGCTGGACGGCTGTTTCCTTTGCGGCCGTAATACCTACTACCGCAAAGAAATTTATCGGGACCGTGGAGCAGAGCGTTGCCAACCAAACACTTGTAGCGTCGGAGGTCAGTGATTTCCACAATGAAATAATCCTCCAGTCATCGACCGGAGTAGAGATAAGCATTATCATTGCACCTTTTGAAATTCCAATCATCACGCCTCAAACCCTCTATTATTACAATATGTATAGTGGGGGTCACTCATTCATCTATGTTTCTGGCTGGGAATACTAAGGAGGCAACATCATGAAATACGCATACGCGATTACTAACGGACAGGCCCATGATCTTAGGTTCGTGGCAGATGACTATCCCCCGGCTCCGGGGGAAACCGTGGTCGACGGGGACATTCTACCCGACGTCGAGACGCTCCATGAGGCGTCCTACATCGCCGCAAGGGCTGCTACGGCCCTGAAGGCCTCGGCCCAGGAAGCGCTCGACAGGTCGGACATCACGATCCTGCGGTGTTACGAGAACGCCGTAGCGGTCCCCGGGACCTGGCAGACATACCGGACGGAACTGAGGGCGATCGTCTCCGGGACCTCATCGGCGACGGAGCTGCCCGAGATGCCGGCGTACCCGGAAGGGACGTAAAGGAGAGACGGACAGTACCCAAGGGAGTTAGCCCTCCCTCAGACAAGCGTTAGCGCGCTTGACGGGATAACCCGCTACCATCCGCCTTTGAGTCTACCTGATGAGTCAGGGGGGACGTCTCAGGTAGGAGATGAAATGTAGCAGGAATTTTCCGGAAAAATCAAACCCTATTTGACGAAGGAGGGCATAACTGTGAAGAGTTTCTTATCCTACCGTGGCGGCAAGTCGCTGCTGGTCAACAAGATCATCAAGAGGATCCCGGAGCATACCTGTTACTGCGAGGTATTTGCCGGCGCAGCCTGGCTTCTGTTCACAAAAGAAGAGTCGAAGGTGGAGATCATCAACGACATCAACAAGGACCTCATAACCCTGTACCGTGTCATCAAGAACCACCTCGAGGAATTTGTTCGCTACCTCAAGTGGATCCTAGTGGCCAGGGATGAATTTGCCCGGTTCAAGGCCGAGAACCCCGAGACCCTCACCGACATCCAGCGGGCAGTGCGCTTCTACTATCTCCTTAGAACTGGATACGGAGCCAAGGTGGTGGGGCAAACCTTCAACATCGGCCCGACGCGCCCCTCGTCACTCAACCTCCTGAGGATCGAGGAGGAACTCTCTGAAGCGCATCTTCGCCTCTCCCGGGTGTACATCGAGAACATGCACTACCAGAAGCTCATCGAACGGTTCGATCGGCCGGAGACCTTCTTCTATATCGATCCGCCCTATTACGGGAACGAGAATGACTACGGGGAGGGGATATTCGATCGGGGGGACTTTGTGAGGCTTAGGGATGTGCTGAGGGGGATTCAGGGGAGGTTCATCATGTCGATCAATGAGGTACCTGAAATTAGGGAGTTATTCAGGGGTTGCTCTATTGAGGAGGTCACGACGAAATATAAGATGCCGGGGGCCCATAGACAGAAGAGGGTGACAGAATTACTGATTAGGAACTATGGATGA